CCCTCCGAAAAGGTAGGCGGCAAAGTTTACGGCGATGGCATGACAGTTATCCGCGTTGGCGCTATTCACGAGTATGGTCTCGGTCACAATCCTAGACGATCATTTCTAAATATTCCTTTCACAACAAAAAGCAAAACGATTTCAAAAGTGATAGGTAATCAGTTTAATGATGTTCTATTGATGAAAAGCGACGCTAAAAAAGCCCTTGGAATTATCGGTATAGCTGCAACAAACATTGCTAAAGGCGCTTTCACTACGCGCGGTTATGGCGTATGGCCTGACATTAAGCAAGGAACAAAAAATGCCAAGGGGAGTTCGCAGCCGCTTACAGATACCGGCATTCTTAAAGGATCAATAACATTTGTGGTTAGGAGCTAGCTTGATAATTAAATTCTATTTTTTAGGTTGGTTATATTGGGTGGTTTATGCTCCCTGATATGTCTAGCGTTCTAGTTGCTTTTGAGCGGCCTGTTACTATAAAAACCGTAACTGTAACCACTGTCGATTTTGTCGAGGTTGAGTCCATAGCTGGCCGCACTCAAGATTGCGTAGTACAGGTGGCGGATAAAGAAAAGCTAAATAGCGAGACCATAGATTGGTCTCTAGAATACTTAATGGTTCATAGCTCAAGTGCTATAGAGCAAGGCGAATACATAGAGTTTAATGGATCTGATTATAAAATAATCCAGCGGGGGCCATGGAATGGATACGGCTATACAGAAGTTATGGCAGAAGAGACAAAGCGCCCATTATTAGTGGTTAACGCATGAATCCAGTTTTAAAAAAGGTTGCTTTGTTTGTGCGTGATTTACTTGTTTATAACGAACAGCTAATAAAAATAGGTCGTCAAAACTCGACTATAACTGATTTTGATATAGGTTATATCGGAGTTGACACCCTTGGCCAATCTTTACGATTAGCCACTGGCGAGAAGTACGACGGCGTAACAGAGGTTATGACGCACTCACAAAAGTGGAGCGCTCCTATAGTGCTTTCATTCTACGGTGACGGCGCATGGGATAGAGCGTCTAGCTTTGGGATGCTTATAAAGTCACAGGCGGCTTATGAGCTTCAGCAAACCCTAGAAATAGGTATTTACCAGATAAGCAACTTAACAGATGTCAAAATACTAACCGGTCAAGAGTTTGGTGAACGCGTCGAGATTAACTTTAACGTACATTATGCGGTTTCTATTGATGTTGATATACTACGCATAGAAACAGCACAACTAGACATTATATCCGAACAGGGTCAGGAGTTTACGCAATGAGCGCAAGCATCACGAACGTTATTAACGTTTCTTTATTAGAGGGCGGCTCATTAGCGGCCCGCGACAATTTTAATGTCGTCTCAATCATTACAAGCCAGCAAGATGGCCCTTTGTCATCTGCCAATCGCTACGAAATATACCGCGATTCTGCTTCAGTTGCAAGCGACTTTGGCACCTCTTCTGCAATGTATGGTCACGCTACCGCATTTTTTGGCACCTCACCGAACCCTGTAAACGCTGGCGGCTATCTTATCGCTGGCTATTGGCGCGGCGTTGATGAAGATGTTGCGGCTACTAGCGCGGTATTGACAGGCGCGCAACTGTCAGAAGCTAACGTAATTGGTCAGCTACAAGCTATCAGCGACGGATCATTTGATATTGATGTTGACGGCGTCACCGAAGCAATTACCGGCCTTGACTTTCAATCCGCGCTTACGCTTGATGATGTTGTTACATTGTTGAATGCTGAGCTCGCTGGCGCAACCGCTACAGAGTCGGATCAAAAACTAATTATTACTAGCGACACAACCGGCGTTACTAGCCTTATTACATTGCCAGTGGCTGGTGCCTCGGGTACGTTTGTTGGCGAAATACTAGGCTTGTCATCCGGTACGGGCGCGGCAGCGGTGCAAGGTGCGGCAGCGGTTACACTAACGGCCGAAACTAAGGTGGCGGCTGTTACAGAATTGAAGAGCCAAACAAACTTTAAAGGCGGCGTATTCATTGACAACCCTACGGATATTGAATCTAAAGCGTTGGCAGAATGGGCGCAAGCTAACGATACACTTTTATATGATGTGTTTAGCGACACTGCTAACTTAACGATCGACCCGGCGAATGTGGTTTGGGACATTAAACTTTCAAGTTTAACCAATTATCGTATGCTATTTAGTTCTGCCAACAACCGCAAAATAGCGTCTAGCTACATGGCTCGCGCGCATACTGTTAACTTTAACGGTGAAAATACAGCGCTAACCATGCACTTGAAAGAATTAAGTGTTGCGGCTGAGGACTATACAGAGACACAAATTACAGCAGCTAAGAACGTTGGTTTAGATATCTATACAACTATCAAGTTAACGCCGTGTATTTTAACCAGTGGCGCAAATGACTTTGTGGATAATCGTTACAACTTGCTAGCGTTTGTTGATGCAGTTCAGACCGATATGTACAACCTATTAAAAACAACCGCGACAAAAATACCTCAAACAATTCGCGGCGTTAATCAGTTGATCGACCAAGCGGAAAAAACAACTCGCAACTTTGTTACAGCTGGTGTATTTGCACCTGGCACTTGGTCTAGCCCTGACTTTTTCGGCGACCTAGACACATTTAACCGCAATGTTCTTGATAATGGTTTTTACTGGAAAGCTGGAAGTTTAGCGGATCAACCGCAAGTCGATCGCGAGTTAAGAAAATCGCCAGTTTTGCAAGGTGCCGTTAAGCTTGCCGGTGCGGTTCATTCGGTTGATATTATTATTAATCTAAACAAATAAGGTGACGTAAATGTCAGTAGTTACACTAGCAGCGGATAGTACCACGCTCATCTTAAATGGTACTGCTATCAATGATTTGGCCGAGGGTGATACGATGGTATTGGCTCCTGTCAACCCTGCCACAAGTCACGTTAACGCGATTAATGGCGGCGTAACAATCAACGAGCGCTCAGATAAGGGAGTTTATGATCTTACTGTTCGCGTTCATAAAATGTCGGATAGCGATGTGTTTTTGAATAACGTGCTTAGGTCTTCCCCTCCTTCTATTTTAAATGGTAGCGCGAAAGAAGATTATAACCGTGATGGTGCAGATCTAACAGAAAGCTGGTTATTAGAAAGTGGCTCTATCACTACTCAACCAACAAATACTAAGTCGAGCACAGACGGCAACGCACTGTCTGAATATGTAATACGATTTAGAAGCGCATCAAGAAACCTATAATAATACAATCCAAGGGTGAACGATAATGAGCAAAGAAGTAAGCGAAGAAATTAACGCCGCCAAGGATATGGCCCGCGCAATTTATGAGGATAAATGCGCAGAAATAAACGGACGTGAATATAAAATCACAAATATGAATCACGCCAAGCGGCGAAAAGTGTTTGCTTATTTTACTCACATCCAAGAATCATTAAGCCGTGGCGATCTTTGGTTTTTAGAAACTAAAGATTGGCAAGATGTAGAGCAAACTATCTCAAGTATTGTTACTATTGACGATAGCTTGTTAAGCAAAAAACAGGGCCATTGGGACGAGTTTCCAGAAGATTACATTCTATTTATTCAATCCATGCTACCGGCGATTAGCTACCCTTTTTTAAAAGGTCTCGGTGGAAACTAAAGGTTTTTGCGCCTTCTGTCGAGAACGATTTTATAGCGCACACAAACGTAAACGATGAAGACATGGCAGTCTTTTATCTAGCCAAACAGGGTTACGGATCTGTAAACGATATAAAGGAATGGGATACCACGCAATTTTTAGACGCTATCGAATACGAATCAATTAACAATGCGATAGAACGTTATACACATCATAAAGCTGAGCAGAAATAGTTCACCCTCTTGCCCGCTTGTCGGGCTTTTTTATACGAGCAAACAATGGCAGTAGTTACAGAACTTATAACTAAATTCGGATTTCAGGGGTCTACACAACCACTTGAAAAATATAATTTAGGGCTTGGAAAAAGTGTTGCTATGCTCGCTGGCATGGCCGTTGCCGCCGCTGCTACCGGTGCCGCAATAGCTAAGTGGACAACTAGCGTATTAGCGGCCGAGCAACCGTTAATTAACCTATCGTCTCAAACAGGCGTAGCTATTGAGCGAATACAAGAGCTGCAATATATAGCAAGTATAAGCAACTCATCAACCGAGGCGCTAGGGTCTTCGCTCGTAAATCTATCAAAGAAGATTGGCGAAGCCGGACAGAAAGGAAGTGAGGAATTTTCACGCCTAGGGATTAGTGTTCGAGATTCAAACGGGAGAATAAAATCAACGGATAGAATTTTATCAGAAGTCGGGAACAGTTTTAAGCGCTTAGGCCTGTCGATGAATGAGCAACAGTATTTTGCTGATGCTCTTGGTATTGATACAACTTTACTTAATATGCTTTCACGAACCGGAAAGGAAATGAGCGAGCTATCTATGCGCGCTCGTGACTTAGGTATTCTAACGAAAGAGCAAACAAGCGACGCTATGGAGTATAACGACACACTGACCACTATGCGCTTCGCAATGGATGGTGTGCGTAGATTGGTCGCCGTTGGTTTAGCCCCTGAATTTAAAAGAATGGCCGAAAGCTTTACAGAGCTTTTGATTAAAAATAAAGATTGGATAGTTGGCGGGATTAAAGCGGCGGTTGGGGTGCTTGGCGATTTTCTTGCCATGCTTGGCCGTGTGTGGCCGGTGATTGCCGCTGGCGCAGGGTTATTTGTTGCGCTTAAAGTTGCAACGCTTGGATGGGCTGGAGCCATAGGTTTAATACTATCTCCGTTCGTTTTGGCGACAGCGGCAATAGCGGCTGCATTGATAATTGTGGATGATTTAATAGTAGCGTTTCAAGGCGGAAAATCTGTTATTGCTGACTTCTTTCAAGAGTTTTTCGGGGTTGATATTGTTGGAGCAATAAAAAATATTTGGTCATCGTTTACGGATCAGTTGTCAAAGTCATTGTCTTTGGCTCGCGATATGTTTAATGGGTTTTTCGACTGGATAAAAAACGCCTTTAAAGACCTTGTTCCAGAATGGGTTTTAAATATAGCAGGAATTAATGCAGCGGACAGCTCTATGGCTCCTGGTGGTACGAACAGCCAGGGTAGTGTTAGTAATAACAATGTCACACAAAACATCAGCATGGAAATAAGAAGCACCGACCCAGAGCGAGCGGGGGTAGTTGTTAACGACAAACTACAAGAACAAATGACAGACGCACAGTATCAAAGTAAGCGGGGCGGGATGTAATGGCAGTTATTAGAGATTATTTAAACGGCCAATTTAGGGATAACTCTAGTGCTGATGAGGTTGGTATAGGCGGGTTTTCTACAATGTCAACCGTTAGCGAGCGGGTTATAAGGACGCGTGACGTGCCAACAACTTATCTCGAAGATGGATCACACCTTAACGACCACATTATAATCAACCCTCTTAACTTATCTATTGAGGGAGTTGTGGGTAATTCTTTTATGCTGCCGTCGGTTGCATTCGAGGCTATCACAGACGCGTCTGCTACGCTTGGCACAATAACACAGTATGCACAACCAAGGACCAGTACGGAGTCGTCAAGCCTTGCCGCTCTAGGTGCTGATGTTTTTACAGCAATTAGCGCAGCCGACAGCATTATTAATTCGGGGCAGCGTTTTGCGTCTAGAGTTGGCTTTTTGGGTGCTGAGGGTAAATCCAATATAGAAAAGTTTATTGACGCTATGGAAGGGGTAATGAATAGCGATAGTTTGATAGAGATTAGTGCACCGCTCAGAACATACAGAAACATGGCTATAACCTCGCTTGATTACGATAGGGACAACACAACAAACAGCCTAAATTTTAGAATTGAAGCGCAGCAGTTTAGATTTTCAGAAACTGCATTTTCAGAGATTATAGCGGCCAAAAATCCGGCCACCGCCAACAATGGACAGCAGGATGGTCAGGCAGATAAGGGGCCTCAAGATGGTGAGGGGCAAACTGAATCTTTTCTTAGCTCGCAACTAAACAGGTTAGGGTTATGATTAAAATACAAAACTTAACAGACGAGCCAATACAGCAGCATATTGTTATTTTTAATCGTTCTGAGATAACCTTAACGATTAGGTTTTATCCAAAAACGACACTGTGGACATTTGACGCAACCTACAATAATAAGTCAGTGTACGGCTTAAAATTATCGGTAGGTGTGTTGCACATGCTAAGCCAGAACCAGCCGTTCGACTTCATTGTAACTGATAACTCAGGGTCCGGTATTGATCCATTTAGACGTGATGATTTTTCCAGTAACCGATGCACGCTATACATGCTTGAAGCGGCCGACATGGTACAGATTAGAAATGGAGCAGAGGTGCCACTTGCAGGAAATTAAACGAAACAAGCGTGATTATATTCTGACTATACAGGCGCGCGGCGGTGAAATAACCGTTCGGCCGCCTATCAGGATTAATTTTCAGGTTGACAAATCCGACGAAGGCCAGCTGAACAAGGCGCAGATAACTATTTATAATCTATCTGAGCGCAATAGGCTTGCATTAGTTAAAGACTCAGAAGAACAAAAAACAATACCCGTTAATTTATCCGTTGGTTATGATGGGAGATTCGAAACAATCTACAAAGGCACTATATTAACCGGTGCTAATCAGCGGCGCGGAGCAGATATTATAACGTCCATATCAGGGCTTGACGGTGGAGCAGATGGCTTGTTCAGTTTTACTAATAGGACAGTAGAAGGCGGCGAGCGCGCGGTGGATGCTTGTCTTGCTGATATGCCTAACACTACAACCGGCAAAATAAACACTAGGCCTGTGCTGAGCAGGCCAAAAGTGTTGGTTGGAAATTCTCTGAAGTTAATAGAGGAAACTATAGGTGAAGATGAAACGTGGTTTATTGATAACGAGCAACTATTTATTATAAAAGATAATGAGACTGTAAGTAATTTTATTCCCGTTGTTTCGGCTGCCACCGGCTTGATAAGCACGCCTACCCGTGAATTTAGCAAAGTAACATTTGAAACAAAAATAAACCCAGCTATTAAGCTTGGTGGTAGAGTTAATCTTGTTAGCACAACAGCGCCATATCTTAACGGAATATATAAAATACGTACTATGAGCTACTCGGGCGACAATTTTGGAGATTCATGGAATCAAGTCTGTACTGGCATGATAATCAAAGATGCTGTGGTAATATGAACGAGAAAAAGCAATTAATAGACACTATCGACATAGCTATTTTTAACGCGCTAGCGAACACGCACACGTCCACTATAGCTAAAGTGGTTGCTGTTAACACTACCACAATAGACGTTAAGCCTGTTATTAATCGCGCGGTCGATGGTCTTAGTCTTGAGTTAACCACTTTCACAAAGGTGCCACCGTTATTTATGCAGGGCGGTTCTAGTTATACAGCGCACCCTATAGCCGTTGGTGATTACTGTTTATTAATATTGACAGAAAGATGTTTTGACCGGTGGTATGAAGGCGAAGACTTTAGGCGGCCAGCTGAGCTAAGGATGCACGATTACAGCGATGGTATAGCGATAGTTGGGGTAAATAACCGAGCTGGCGCAATAACAATACCTAGCGTAATACAGCAAACCGGCGACACTAATCAAGACGGAAATTATACCCATCAAGGTACCCGTGTGCATACCGGCGACTACACGATAACAGGCGCTATTAATCACACCGGTGATCACGAACAAACAGGCAGCATGACGCGCACGGGTACGCGCACACAGACAGGTAACGACACTGTAACCGGCAGTGGAGCCTATAGCGGAAACTTATCAGCTGGTAGTTTTTCTGGTCCAGGCGGTGGATCTGTAACTACCTCAGTGCCAATTGAGTCAACAGCGGACATAGACGCGGATTCATTCACTGTACAGGGTAACGCTGGCGCATCAGGTACGTTTACTACGGCAGATGCCAAAACGGTTACAGTAATTAACGGCATAATCACGAGTATAGTGTAATGACAACAAGATCAATAACTGGTGGCGGCGACTGGACTTTTGGAAAGGGTAAAGCCGACTACGTGTCAAGTAGCAAAGAAATCAGACAAAACGTAGTGACGCGACTCAGGTCATTTAAAAATGATTGGTTTTTAGATATTGAAGAGGGTATAGATTGGGTTAATCTATTAGGCTCCAGGGGCAACGAAAACCGAATATTAAGAGAGATTGCGCGCGTAACGCTACAAACTCAAGGCGTCGTATCTATTGACGCTCTATCCATAATTTCGCGCGATTCCAACAGGGGTGTTACAATAGAGCTAAAATTCACCGATGTTTTCAATCAAGTTTTTAGCGACGAAGTCACAATATGAAACCAGAATTTACAGCTGAAGGCATAAGCGTACAAACGTATCAAGAAATATATGATGAGCTTGCGGCTAGTTATCGACTTATATACGGCGATGACATTAACCTTGATGCGGATAGCCCGGATGGGCAGAGAGTTGGGATCGAAGCGCAGGCTAGGCTAGATCTGCAAACTTTTGGCGCAACCCTGTATCAGCAGTTTGACCCCGATTTTGCATTCGGCACCGCTCAAAACCGATTAATTAAGCTGTCCGGAATTTCTCGCAGACCTGGAACACGATCACAGGTTGACGTAGAGGTAGCCACAGACAGGCCGGTTACTCTTCCATCTGATTATGCAGTCGAAGACACGCTAGGTCAAGCTTGGACTACACTAACAAGCGTTGCTATACCCCTTGGCACAACCACGGTGACACTTTTTGCAGAAGAGTTTGGCTCTGTAGCCGCTGACGCCGCGACTATAACCGAACCCGTTACTTTCGTTACCGGTGTGCTGACCGTCACAAACCCATTAGTCGCCACCCCTGGCGTAGACGAGGAGACAGCGGAAGAGCTGCGCATTCGGCGCAACCGGTCACTAGAGAACCCATCCACAAGCACAATAGGCGGTATTTTTACCGCTGTTACTCAGGTTGCTGGCGTTACTGACATTGCAGCTTATGAGAATGACACAGACGTTTATGACGCAACACTTGATATAAATGCGCACACTATGTGGGTTATAGTCGAGGGCGGCGCAGTGGACGATATCGTTGAAGCTATAGCAAAAAATAAAACCGGAGGAACTGGGCTGAAGGGCTCGGTAACAGGCGACTACGTAGAAACGCTGTACAAGCCAAACGGAGATCCGTACATTATAACAAATACAATGCTGTTTGACCGTCCAACCGAAGTCCCGCTTTATATAAACGTAACGGCAACAAGAAAAGATCCCGCTATCCCAGTAGATTCTGCGGCTATTGAAAACGCATTGGCCGCAAGAGAGTGGGCTATAAACGAGAATGCGCTGGCTTCCGACTTGTATAGCACCGTGTACGCAACTGGTAGCACGTTTGTGGCAACAGATCTCGAGGTCAGCCTGGATGGCATAACATACGTGGCAACCAAGGTTGAGGCAGCCGCAGACGAAAAATTCACCGTTGACGTTACTAACGTTGTGGTTACCGAGGTTATTTAATGAGCTTTGAAAGCGAATATCGCGACTTGCTAATAAAGCAATATTGGGAGCAGCCAAAAGCCAGAGCAGAGATAGAAGCTAACGCGGAATCTTATAAGCGCATATTTGAATGGCTGCAGTCGTTTCTTGTTGAGTTTGATGTTGACTTCGCTACTGAGGACAGGCTAGATATCCTTGGCCGTGTTGTAGGGGTTCCCCGTAGCATTCCGTATGTTGTAGATAAGCTTTATTTTGGCTTTGATGACAATGTTAATTCAACAGGTTTTGAGGATAGGTTTTCACCAGTCGCTGGGGTTGAGCCTATGCGCGACAAGTTCGAGCCTCCTTACACAACACTTCAATTAAATGATAACGACTATAGATTTTTCATTAAAGCCAAGGTTAGCCGCAACGCCGGATCGGCGTTCATGGTGTCCGACGGAAAAGCGTCCATGCAGGACGTAATAAACCAAGTTTTTGGCGGGGATGCTTATGTTGTAGACAATAAGGATATGTCGCTTAGCCTGTATGTCTCGCCGGTTTTTAGGATCGACATACTGCGCGCAATTATTGAGCTTGGGCTTTTGCCAAAACCGCAAGGGGTACGATATAATCAGATAATACAAGGCTCCCCTAGCGAGACATTCGGATTCGCCGACAACGCAAACAGTTTAGGTTTTGCAAACAAATTCGATTTAGCCGCTGAACCAGGCGGATTTATGGCTAACAAGGTATTTTTATAAGATGGCTAAGATTACACGATTTACGGGCAATTTGCCAGCGTTTGGCTCTACGGCTACCGGAACCAACCGGACTGTATTCAATGACGTTACGCAAAGCGACGTTCTAGACGACAATATAAACGCAAGTTTCCAGCTTGGCTGGGAGATTACCGGTGTAAACGATGCGCCAACTAAGCAGGATTTTAACGCTCTAGGGTTTACTCACGGTCAATTGTTGGCGTATTTGCATCAAGCTGGCGTGGCTGAGTATGACACCGCGCAGGAATATTTTATAGGGTCTGTCGTAAATTATCAAGGGCAGATTTATAAGTCCATTGCCGCCACAAACATAGGTAACACCCCATCGGCGCTATCAGCAAACTGGATGATAATAAGCGGCGTAATTCAGGCCGAAACGTTTGCCGATATTACATCTCTAGACGTATCTACCATATACGACGGTCAAGAAATATCATTGACAGGTGATGGTATATGGGGTGGATTCAAGATAGTCAACTCTGTGGCGCATGGTATAACCTCCGTAGTAGGCGTACAAATACGAATAAATGATGACTGGTATGCTCAGAGGGTTTATAGTGGTGCTGTTTATGTGTCATGGTTCGGCGCAGTTCTTGACGGTGTCGCAGATGATACGGCTGCCGCACAAGCAGCCATAAATACGCTTGGCCGTGTCATATTTAACGAGGGTACATGCCGAACCACTGCAGATTTAACCGTTCCGGCAGAAGTAGAAATTGTTGGTGTTGGACGCAGAGGTGGCGCAGGGACATCTATCATTCTAGCGGAGCATACAGGCAATGCGGTTTTAAGTATTACCGGCTTTACGCACGCTAAAGTTTCTGGAATTTATATAAAAACTGACGATACAACGTATCCCAAAACAGGAATTTTATTAGGTAGAACTAGCGCAGCATCGGCTGGACATCATAACTTTGACTACATGAAGGTCGAAGGTAGGTTTAGCGTTGCACCTATTTACTCCATAGCATCAGAAGTTAATACTTGGTCAGATATTTATGTATTAAATAAAGCTGGCACAACGTCTAAGTATTGCTTTTACACCAGTACAGCAGATGATTTAAGTGTTGCAAGTTTGACAGCATCAACAAATCTTGTTTGCACCTTTACAAGCGCGTATTTTATTAACGAATCAACAGACCCAGACGCAGCATGTATTTATATGGAGTCTGACGAAAGCATGGGTAGCTGGAATTGGTATAACTCATACTTAATCCCATTCGCGGGTTCTTACGTGCATATAAACAATGCTACTGATGCACAAGCTTTAGGTCCGTACGCTTTTTATGGCCTTAACGGGGAAAGATTATCGGGCGGAGACCCTATGTACGGGGTGAGGATTACTAGCAATGTCGCCCTTGGTAATTTTGTCCTTAACGGGTTAACTATTGTAGGGAATAGGTTTGATTTGCTTTCAGTCAATACAACTACGGGGAGTGATGACACATCGACAGCCGCCGCGATTATGACAAATACAGCCGCCGCGTATACTGTTAATGAGTTTGTTGACATGATCATCGAAAATGAGACAGATGAAAGCTATGCTCTTATAACTTCAAATACAGCAACCACTATCACGGGAGTGTTAAGAGGCGGCGCAAACAATAATTGGGATAGTGGTGACACTTATACAATATACGACAAATACAGTATGTTTATTGATTCTAATGTTACCCTCACCCAACCAAACGTAGTCATGCAGTCGGCAGAAGCCTTTCCATACGCAATTAATCAGTACATTAGAAACAACATGAAGGGCGGTTTATTTAGCGTTGGGCGCGATAGTGATTGGGTAACTCCAACGCTTTTAAATGGCTGGGCTAATACTCTGCCAGATCCAGCGGCCCAAGTTGGAATAAGCCTTGATGCTTCAGGCAACGTGCAATTAAGGGGGTTAATAAGTTCGGGAACTGGAACAATACTTGTGATTCCAAAGCGCATGAGACCTTACAGAAACCTTTACATTACAACTTCCGGGAACGGGGCTTATGCACGATTATTGATCACTGCCGCCACCGGCGCGGTAACGGTTCAAGCGGGAGCCGGCCCACAAATCGACTTAAATCCAATTAGCTACAGAACTGGAATTTAATTAATTTCAACCAAAGTAAACACGCTCTTACTCGAAAATCATAAAATCGAGGGAAAAAAAACAACGCTAAATTAGGTATCATTAGCAATGCAAGATAAGATTGAACAAGTTTCCACCACTGTATCAAAAATAAGCGCAACAATAGCGGTAACTCCTGGCGTTGCGTCTATTTTCTCGTTACAGTTTTGGAATGAAAATAGCTCCGGCATTGTTGCTATGTGCGCCCTGCTGGGAGCCGTGGTTACAGTAGCAACTTTTTGTTTATCGCAATGGCGTATTAGAAAAAAATCAAAGCTAGAGGTTAAAGATACGGCTGTGAAGCTGGTTAAATAAGTGGTAAATCGCTAGATTATTGTCTATAAGAGTCATTTCGTCTTCGTTATATTCTATTTTCATGGTCTCATCTTTCGGCTTTCTTTCGCTAGCGTCGACCCAAAATATATGATCAAACAAATGCTTGCTGGCCTCGTACTCTTTATTGTCTCGCATTCCGACATAGATATCATACTCGTTTAATAACTCGCGGCACAGCTTTGATTTGTCCGGCGTATTGTATTCTTTTATTAGATCATACCATTTTTGCCTTTGGCTGTGTCGGCTTCTATAGCAAGTCATATCGCTTTTATATCCAAGCTCTTTACTTATAAACTTCTGGCAAGCGAACATACTAGAGCTCTGAAACTCAAGACCTGTCAACCCTGCCATAAAATGGGCGGCGGTATCTTTGCCGTGGCGGCCGTGTCCAAGTATTAGTATTTTCATTTTACCCTCATCATAGGCGATAGCCTATTATTCTTAATTGTGAATATTGCGCGCTTTCCGTTGTTGTAGATTACTCCGCTTGCAATAGAGTTTGTGCTAAATCCTGATTCATACTCCAAATTCTCGACAGAAGCACCAACCTGATAAGCGCCTTTAATTATTCTCCATGAGTGGCTATGGCCTATCATCGTCTTGGCCCCCGTCTTAGCAAACCCCGCCGCACTGCCCCTTGCCCCATTCGGGCCTCTATCGCCATGCTGGGAGCAGTTTATCCCCTCTATTTCAAAATTATCATTAGGTGTTATGAAGTTAATATTTTTAGCGGTACAGTATTTTTCACAGAACAACCTAAAAAGATCTAAGGTGCCACCGTTTTTTATGCTTTTGTTCAACAGTTCCCCCAATTCGAAATACAGCTCAAGATTAACAATATCATCGCCGTTTGGCTTGTATCGCTCAAACCACTGGTCTAAGTGCCTGTGAT